TGACACCCAACCGACCTTTATCGAGATAGAAGATGAGAGCGCTGTCGCCGGTAATCTTCGCCGCACGAACCACATCATAGATGTTGATGTCGATGTTCTTGTCGTACCAACCGCGCTTCACCTTAAGCAATATATCTTGGTCGGCCTGCGATAAATGCTCACCCGAGAGTTCAAGCTGCGTCTCGTTGCCGAGCATATGGATTAACTGCTGCGTGACGATAATCTGCTGAATGGGTAGCGACACACGCTGCACCTTCTCGGTGTAGTGTTGCTTCGTTTCCTCATCATACTTAATGCGGTCACGATACCACAACGGAGAGTTTATGCGATGCCCGCTCGGATAATACTCACGCATAAAGTCCGCCTGCGAGAGCAGATTGTATTTGGTGTTGTTGGGAGGTAGGAGCATCTTCCGCACCTCACTCACCATAGGCTGCGCGCTATCGCTCGGTAAGACCCGCACAAACGGCGTTTTAGTTAAAATCTCTTTTACCATACATATCTATTCTTTAATGTGTAACTTATAAAAATCCCAAGCCTTTAATCTTCTTCCTTACATGAGAGATGTTGAAAATCTCAATCATAAACATAGACTCGATAAAGTCCGGGGAGTGACCGATTAACGACTTCATCACCTTTTTCTTCGGTAACGCAAAGCCGTTATCGGTGTTATTCTTATCGGGACGCAACACCCTGCGCTCACGCATGAGGATTTGGTCAAGACGCATATCGTTATATCCCTTGCCAGAGAAACGGCGTGAGAGTAGGTTGGGGTTTATCGACACCTCGCCATTGTTGACCCTGTCGGCGAAGTTCCATGCGGCCTGCGACTTCAAATTGGCGTAGATGTGCTTAAACTTGGGGTTTACCGCACCATTGTTGATGAACGGAACAGCCTTCGGGAAGAACCCCTTGAAATACTGGCCCAATCCGTTAAGGTCGTAGGTGAAGTTGTACTCGGGAACACCCCACTGCTCGAGCTTCGCCTTCACCACCTGCACCGTGGAGCGAGAGTCCAACTTCGCCACAAACACATCATCTATATTTTGTAGGTTGGAAGTCCACTTCCACATAACAAGGTTATCTCCACCCTCAAGCGCAATATCACACGAAGCGTAATACTGCGACTTCTCACAATAAACGGGATGATTGTAAAAACGCTCCATGGCGTCAATCTTAATCAACTCCTCACCTATCGATTTGAACTTCCAATTACCCTCCAAATCGCGCGCACGCTGCTCCTCGGATTGGTTGGCGAGGTTCGCTACATACGATGGGTCGGAACGCAACAACTTCTTGTTGTCGATGAGACGACCCTCAATGAAACATACACTCATTATAAAGATATCCATAGGGTCGCCCAAATCACCATACTTCTTCGCCAAGCGGTCAATAGTGCTTCGACATTGACGATATACCTCCTCTCGAGTGTTGCCCCATATAATCGTGGAAACATCATCACCATCCATAAAACAATAACGAATAACACCATCTTTCTCGGGGTCAGGCAATCCGCTATCAAGCAACCACCAATCAATGAACTGCGCAACCCAAGAGTCGGGGTCGGGATTACAAGTACCAATCACACGGTTGCGGATAAACGAGGCGTTACGATTACAAGTGATGATATACTTGAACTTGTTATACGACATCTGCGTACACTCATCAATGCCGATGAACGCATACTGACGACCTTGATAGCGGTCACGGAAATCCTCATAAGAGCCGGAATGATAACCAAACTTGAGCCACCCGCCATTATGAAAGTTCCACGTCATATCCGCACGGGAACGATTGTACTCACCAAACTGCGAAAACACCTGCTTCGACGACTCCACCATATCAGACAAATCATCAATCTCCTTACGCATGATAATCGCCTTGAAGTTGGGATTGTAACAGTCATTGAGGTTGTCCATCAACATAGAGAACGACTTCGCACCACCACGCATACCACCATATATGGTTATATCCGCAGTGACAGACAACAACTTCTCCTGCCCACCCGTCTGCGCAATGATGTTCGAGGGGTCGGGATGGCGCTCATCAGCCTCACGTAGCTGCTCAATGTAGTCATACGACACAATCGGCAACCCATTCAATGCGGTCGCTATAATCGTTCTATTCATACCGCAAAATTACGCTAAATCAGCAAATTTTACAAGAAAAATTGTGAAAAATTATGAAATATGAACCCAAAATAAAGATTTTTTGATAAAAAATTTCAATTTCGCTTGCAAATATGTATTTTCGGTTGTACCTTTGCAGCAGGTTTTAGTGGGATGGTAGTTGTAAGCACATACGAAGAAATAACGTCTTGATTGACGAAAAATAGAGCAAGAATTGTGCAGCTACCATCCGAACCACTAAAGCTGAAAAAACGATTCTTGCTCTTTATTTTTTCAACGCTGTTCCATCAGTTACCACAGCGTAGGTTGGTGACCTACAAGATAAAAGGTACCTAAAAAAGTATTTGCAGACTGCGCATAAGTCCTGCTCTGACCCCGCGAGCGTCAACAGGCGACTCACCACATTAGGAATAATTTGGGCGCAGACCGAAACAAACAAATCCGAGGCAACTCGGTGTGAGGGCGGAAGTGCTGCACTTGCTTGAGCTTTTCTAACGGCACAACCAAATGAACAAATCGCCGTAGCAACATCGAGGTTGAATGTTTTCTCAACATCAAGTCGCTGAAAAGCTAAATTCGCACCTTGTCTGTTCGCAGATATATGGTGAGGGTAAAGGCTCGCTATGGGCATAACTTTAATCAAGATTAGCAAGGAAAAACGCAAAAAATTGTGAAATATGTATTTTTTGTAAAGATTTTCGCGCAAAAATTTTGCATATTAATCTAAACCATTGTATATTTGTATTCGAAATCTCGGTGTTTTTGAGATTTCGGACTTTAATTTGTGAATAGAATTTATGGAAAAAGAGACCCTTTTGACAGGATTGAAAGCTGTAATTGGAGACCCCGATGCAGCGGGTAATTACAAAGACCTTGGGATTACCGACCGAACCCTCGACACATATCTGACTGCAATCGCACCAACACTTGGCGATAGTGTAGATGATAATTTCTACGCCACCCAAGTAGGCGTGCTGAAAGCGATAGGCGGACAACTTCGCCGAGACCAAGCGGATTTTGTGAAGAGTTACACGGCAAAGCATACCACCGAGCCGAAAGTTGAACCGAAAGTAGAGCCAAAGGTAGAGCCGAGTGACGATAAGACACCCGACTATCTCAAGGAGGTTTCGGAAAGTCTGAAACAACTGCTCGAGGAGAACAAGACGCTGAAAACACGACTTGACGATATTGACAAAAGTCGTATCCAATCGGTATTGCGTGAAAAGGTTTTGGAGGCTATGCGTGAGAAAGGCGCGGATGATACATACGTATTGGAAACAACGATGCGAGGTGTGGAGTTCGACCAAAGTAAAACCGTAGACCAACTTGTTGCGGAGTATCTTCCGAAATACGACAAGGAGTTTAAGGATTGTCGCGGCGAGGGCGCAGTTCCTCGAGAGCCGGATAGCGGCGGCAAGAGCAAGACCGCAATCGACACCTACTTCGAGCGTGTTAAGGAACGCAGAAAGGCGCAGGTATCTAATGGAATGTTAAATTAATAATTGAATAGAACATGGCAATAGGAAACAGTTTTTTGAACAAGAAAATCACTGTTGGTGGCAAGGCCGATAGGGTTTGGCGTGAGATTCGTCACCGCTATCCCGCAGGCGGCACGATTACCAATGTAAGTGATTTCGCCAGCGATGGTAAGATTCGCAGTGGTCAGCCCGTAGCCTACAATCTTGCGGCAAAGACCATCACCGTTCTTACTGACGCTCAAGTTAAGGCTGCAAGCACCGCTGATGCGATTGCCGCCCTCGGTATCAACGGCTATCTGCAAGAGGATGTCGTTATCAATGTTGATGGTAGCGGTGTTCCCGAAGGCTTCAAGGCAAGCGGCACCGTTGTCTACGCAGGTGAACTATACGACTATATGTTCGATGCGCAAGTGCTTGCGGTGCTGAAGAAAGCAGCGGTTCCCGGGATTGTTTTTGTTAACTAAAAGAAAGGATTGAATTATGGCAGCAAAAACTTTACCACTTGACCTTTATAAGGTTATCGAGTATGGCTTGGCGGGCGGCTCTTGGCAGCAGTTCGTTGACCACTATAACGAGATTTACGATTCGTTTGTAGTAGACGGATTTGAGTTCGCGCCCACCAAGATTGACTACACTTTCTCGCAGTTAATCGCAAGCACCGGCGCAACCACCCTACCCGCTTACGTAGACCCCGAGGCTCCTGGATATGAGAAAGCTCTCAAGGCTCTTGCAGGTGCGATGGGTAACATCCCCACGCAGAAAGCGTTCTACTCGCTCAACCGAGTTACTCTGCTTGAGAAGATGCAGCTTATCAACAAGTTCGGCCCCGCCGCGCTTACTCCCGAGATGCAGGATGTATTCATCGGTATGCTTGACGAAAGCACTGATGGTCTGATTAAGGGTTACTACAACGCCCTCACCCATCAGCGTATGCGTGTTGTATCTACCGGCCACTTCATCATTGACGGCACGAACAATCCGCGTGGTCTGCAAGGCATTGACATCGACTTCAATATCGCAAGCGACCACTTCGACATACTGGCTGGCAACAAACGTTGGTGGATTGACGCTAACCACACCACCGAAGGCTCTGCGTCCGACCCCACCGGCTACATCAAAGACCGCTATGAGAAGGACATCCGCAAGAAGTTCCACAGCCGCATACCTATGCACTTGGAGATGAGCGACGACCTTTGGAGCGACTTCATTGGCCACAGCGCTGTTCT